GTCCGTCCCAGTAACGGACTCATTGGCCATACTTTTGTAGTTTGTAACAGACAGTACGGCATCAGATATCGTAGCCGCCTCAGTAACAAAAACACCGCCGAGATTGACGTTACCAAGGGTGACATCAGTCCCAACAACAGTCTCTGAGACACTAGAACCAAGACTGTAGATGGAACCGACAACATCTTGAGCGGAAACGACTTCAGAGACCGGCGCATTGAATTGCGTACCGGCTCCAGTATTGGCATCACTAGCAGTCGAAGTGTCGTCTGAGGCGCGGTTGTAAACCGACATCCCCCATCCTGCTTGACCCCATGTGCCTGATCCGTATCCGCCTTCAGACATCAAACCTTCTCAAGTTGATCCTCAATAAACCAGCGTTCCTGATTGTGACCGTCTTGATCTTTCCAAGGCAGGAGGTACCAGACGTTGCCGTCTTCATCCATCCTCAATGCCTTGACTGACCCCTCAGGAACAGTGACCTTGACCTTTACCGATTCGCCTTTTTTGAAAGTTGTTGACATGTTTAAACTCCTTATGCCGCATCAAGGCTAAAGGTGTAGGTGACAAAGAGAACATCGCCGTTTTGCACGACACGATCACCGGGGGCTGCGAAGTCAGACGCAGAGAACAAAGTCCCGGATGTGCCACCCGGCAGATCACCGCTCGTCAAGAACGCTCCGCCAACATTGGCTGAGGCGTTGATCAAGAACTGCGCCGGGGAAGCAGAGTTTGCAATGACAGAGGGATCAGCCGTGGTGGCTGCACCAAAAGTCGCAGCAGGACGGGTCGCGTTGCTGTACGCCGTCACTTCTGTCCAACCAGCGTGACTTGACATAGTGTCGGTGGACGAGGGGTTATTGCTTGCAGCAGACCCGTAGATACCGATATACCATGCCGCTGTGTAGCCTGAGCCTTTGAAGTATCTAGTGTTCATATCGGCAAGACCGATATTGACAACAAGATTGTGCGACTTCTTTTCCCATTTCAGGTTGCCATCTTTTGTATGGCAACGAACAGTAAAAATACCACCGCCTTTGAGACGTTCACTGGTGCCGTTTCCTTTGTGGACATTTGCACCAACGGTCTCAGCGGACTTTGCTTTGGTAAGCATTGTTGATTCTCCTAATTTAACCTTAATAAAGCAGACGTTGATGTATTAGCAGGCATCTGCACCGTGAACGAATTAGTAGCCGTTTTGTTGTTGCCGAAACTCAAAACCGCGATGGACTTGTTGGCCTTACTAAAGTTATAGATCAACGCACCTGCCGAAGTAAAACTCGCAGGACTCCACGCAGCATTATTAAAATTTACATATGCAACACTGCCAGACTTGTTGATCGTGACCCCAGTGAGGGTGACTCCCCCTGCGGTATAACCTCCTCCCACCACTTCGCCAGTAGTTGTATAAATCAACGTGTCTTCACTCAAGTCTGCTGTGGAATAGTACAAAGCCAGTTTGAGCGTATCGGTCAAAAGGTCGTGTTCCCCTTTTAGGATTTGCTCTTTGAAACTGGTCGTTAGAGTCTGATAGATCATGTGACCGGAACTCTAGCAAGACCAGATCGGAAGGCATCGCGACGATCCTTACCTTCGCCAAGGAGTTTGAGGAGACCTAACGATTCCTGATACTTCTGCTCGTAGTAAGTAATCATATCCTGTTCACCCTTCATATAGAGGTATGCCTCTCTCAAGGTGCCGTACAGGAGAACGGTTTCGAAGTTATCACCAAGCCAAGAAGTACTCGCAGTTACAATAGTCTCTGGGTAGTAGTAGTAGTGCAGTTCGACCTGATAGTTACTATCGGGGGTCGGACCCAAAATCAGGGTGTTCTTGTCAAAGATCGCGTAGTACTTCGGAACCCCAGTATCGTCCGGGTCCGGGTAGCACTCACGAATGAAGTTGACATCTTTGTCCAGCAAGAACGTCTGTGCATTGGTTGCTGGAGTGATGACCGCCAGAGAGAAGTTCGCCAACCAGTCCGCAGGAAGGGTTAGGTACTTGTTGCTAGGGGTCAATGTTCCAATCTGGTTCTTTCGGATCGCCGGGATGAAGACTGCGTTGTAAATACGCTCTTCAGCCAACTGAACGAAAACAGGAATGTTTGCAACGAACGAGGTTTCCTCGTTCTGCGTATATTGTTCAACCAGACTAACCAGTTGAGTGTAATTCATGTGACTGCCACCGTCACAGTTCCCACGGATGTGACTGAGATCAAGTCATTCGGGGTGAGATCTGTATCGTATCCTTCTGCACCTCCGACCGGGTTCCAGCCAAACTGGAACATCCGACTACCCCCTGCGCCTTGGTTACCCGGCGCAAAGAAAGTGTTGTCAGGTCGCGCATTACGAAGGGCTTGTGGGTCATCCATGGGTACCCGTCCCAACTGCAACTGGGGGTGATCCACATCCATGCACTCAAAACAGACCCTGATGCCGATGGGCAACAGGTTTTCGTACTGCTGGTTTAAATCATGCAAGTCATAACGCTGACCGCAACGATCACAGAACCCAAAGGCATTCTTGCCTGATGAAAACGGTTTTCCCATCAGACGTTCCTGCCGATATAACCATTCATGGGAACAAAACGCACAGAAGCCTTTTCACGGTCTTCTCCAGCCGCCAAGTCCCACTGAATCTCATATTCCTGCTTGAGGAACGAAAGCCTATCAGCAGCCTCTGGTTTCTTCATCGCAACGTAATAGGCAAGACCTGCAACAAGACAAGGCAGAAACCGTGCCGGGATATCGATGGTATTGGCACCACCGCTGCCAACATCCTGAATGCGGCGCATCTTCCAATACACAAGGGTGTATGTCTGGGTGTTGTCCGGGACAGGCCACAGATACACCACCGGGGCGGCTCTCTGTCGATCCACATAGATCTGTAGCGGCATACCCTGTGTGAGTTTGTTGCTCAACTGAGCGTAATCCGATACAGAAATGCGCGACAGCGTGTAGTCCGTTTGACTAGATTGGTTGCCTGCGTCTGTTCGCAATTGATGCTCTAAGAGATCAATCGTGTCAGCAGGCATCGTGTACTCTGTCGTACCAGCGGTTAAAACTTGAGAGCCTTGCTCGATAGTCCAGAGATTGATGCCCCGATTCGCCCATTCAAGCGACATGAAGTTCATGGAGCGACGGGCAGTCTGAAGGTCATAACCAGTACGCAACTCCAAACCTGCCCGTTCGAAAGCCTCCTCTACGAGTTCTCGAAACTCCGGATTGAAAATTGATGTACCGCTAGTTGACATTAGATCATTCGACCCTTGGTCTTACCTTTAATCGCACAGCCGTCACGACCACCGCCGGTCATGCCGCCGTTGCCATAAGACATCCCACCTCGCATCATTTTCCCTTTGCCATCAGCAGCAAAGAACGGCACTTCTTTACCGTCCTTTTTAACCCGCACCGCGCTCGGTTCGCTGGCGTGAAGTGCAAAGAACGGCACTTCTTTACCGTCCTTTTTAACCATTCTCAGGCTACCGCCTTCCTCGTAACCCATCATCCCGCCACCTCTTGCGGTGCGTTTTTTCTTCATGTTTTCCATATCAGGATTTTTTCCTTTCTTACCTACACCAATAGCAATGACCATCATTGGTCCACCTTTATGTTTCATGTTCGTGTCCTCCCACGAATAGCACAACCATCAATAGAACCACCCATACCCTTTTTGATCTTGCTTGCCTCTGACAGAGCAATAGCAATTGCTTGCTTGGGTTTCTTTACTACTGGACCTTTCTTGCCAGAGTGAAGTTCACCCTTCTTAAACTCGCGCATCACCGTGCCAACCTTCTTTCTTTGACCCGGTTTTGTAATCTGCTGTTCCATGTTCGCTCTTGAGATCGCCACGTTATTTGCCTCTTTGTCTAAACGGTCTTACTTTTTTCGCGATGCTTTTGGGCTGCGAGACAAATTGCTTACCTTGCGCTTTACCTCGACGTTTCGCAGCCGTTGTACGAGCGTATTCTTGAGAACTGAGACTTTTGATCGCAGCCTCTGGTAAATATCTTTCACCTGTATCAGAAGAGCGTTTTCCACTTTTTGTCCTCCATTTTTGATCTCCCCATGCTTTCAGTGATCGTTGAGGTTCACGCATGACCTACATCCTGTTTAATAAAACGTCTTTGACTAATTTATGATCTCCGAAGTTATCCACTTCGCGATGCACGGTCTCCCAGAGATTCTGACTTTCCACCACTTTGACTTGACCTTGACTCCAAGCCTTTTTGGCAAAAGGACACTCAGCCAAGCCGGTCTCCGTATTCGGCTCAGATAGTTTGTACACCCAATCTTTTATCCAATCAGTCACTTGATTGGACCTCCGTACAACCATGCTCTACAGGTACGATCTGCGGCGCATTTGAAAGCAAAAAGTTGGCAGTATCCAAGATCTGCAGACTCTAGGGTTCTAGAGCGATTCTCTGCCATGTCCTCTGCAGATTCGTAATCGTCATCCAAACCAAGGTGATTTTGAATACAGGCTAACATTTTAGGAGTTTGAATGAAGGCAGCACAGTTTCCACATCGGGAAGTCTTGGCTTCAGAAATAGAAATGCCCCATAAATCCGCAATGCCTTTCCAAAATTTTGGATTTGATTCACCGGGATTCATGGGACCATATCCGCGCTCTTTGATGGCAATGTTTCTATTCTTGATATTTAAGGAAATATCAACGGTTGCAACAGGACATACATCACCATCCTTGTAATCTCTTACAAGAGCCTGACCTACCGCTTTGTTGCCACGAGCCATACAAAGGCACTTTAAGAATTACTTCTTACCTTTCTTTATGGGTTTCCCACGAGCCATCTTGCTCATGCCACCACGACCCATTTTCATAGTGTCTCCACCACGACCCATCTTTTTCTCTGTCTTGCCTTTCATTAAGATCTCCTATGATTTGTAACCACCGCCCTTCTCCTTGTATCTTTTTGCAAGGAGTTGAGCCTTTCTTGCAGACCACTGACCCGCCGCCGTGCCTTGGACTGCAGAACTTTTAATCTGGTTGAATAGACGTTTACGCATTTCAGGTTTTGTGTAATTCCCTGAGGCGTTTACTTTGCTTTTGGATTTAGGCACGGCGCTCTCCAGAAATAACATTGGTCACGATCCGGTCGATCTTTTGTTCCAGTCGGTCCAGACGATCCATTAGGGCTTGATTATCCGCACGAACTTCAGCGCGGGTAACGTGGTCTCTTGCCACCTCTTCGCGGGTCTTGTTAAGAAGAATGCCAAGACGCTGTAGTTCAGCGAACTTGTCCTTCACAACCCACCCCAAGATGGCGACGATGAGCGTCAGCACCATGTTCCAAATCATCATTTCCATGGTTTAACAGTTCCATGCTCTGAGTGATTTGTTGATGCGACTGTTCGGATCGTTAGCCGTTTTTGCGCTGGTGAGTTTCTTTTTCATGCCTTTCATCCGGGCGCAAAAAGAATCTCTTCGGGGACCGCCCTCAGGTTGAGGACGCTTCAAACCCGGCTTGCCGGGATTAGCGCGGTTGTAAGAAGCCCTGCCTTTGGCGTTCAAGCCGCCAGCAGGGTTTTTACCTTCTTTCCTTTGCCATGCTGGGGTTTTCGCCATGTTTCACCCGCAGAGAATTGTGACCTTGGACACCTGATCCAGCGTCAACACCGCGAAGTCTTGATTACCACTCTTCGTGGTCAAGATTCCCTCAGGAGGAATCATTGAGTCATTCGCAGTGCTATCGGCTGGAGTGAAGATTTTAAGCAGCGTGGTGTTATTGGGCTTTGCCGTGAAGACAATGCTGCCTTCCACAGACGAAGCAATATAGAACACGCCTTTGATGCGGGTGCGCGGGAACGCCAAGTCTCCGCCGTAGCCGATCTTGATGCCGCCCGTGGAGGCTGCACTGATGCTGATGCTGTTAACGCGGGTGTAGAAGTTGGTCGAATAGACCACGGTCGCGCTGGGGCCAGTGACCGTTTCTGTCACTACACCATCGTAGCCCGTAGCACCCACCTTTACGCCAGTGATGGTGAAGGTCTTTCCGGCATCCGCCCCATCAGAAGTGATGGAGACTTTGTAACCTGTGCCGTATTGACCAACATCGTTGGCAAGAAGGGCGATGTTTCCGGAAGCCGCGATGGTCGCAGATGCGCGGAAATAGTCATCGTCGCTGGTCGGATTAACCGCCCAGATATCATACTGTGCCATAGAGAATCCTCCGTTTTAGGATTAAACGGTGACGCTCTTGTACAGGGCAATATAAGCAGTCGTAGCGCCAACCAGAACCTGAATGTAGCCCTGCTGGGCCGACACTGCGCCCGAAGCCGCATTGATCACTACGCCAATCTTGGTGCTGCCAACCGTCAGGGAGGTGCAAAGAAGGTTGGTGATCGTGCCGGAAGAGGCGGTCAGAACGGTGCCTGACACGCTCCCAACGAATCCATTAGTCGAAACTATTGGACCGGAAAATTTTGTCTGAGCCATGTTTAAACCTCGTATGCGAGTCGCCTGCCAGTCTGCATACCGTCAGCCGGGTCTGTCTGGCAGGCTCAATTATCCCGGTAAGTCGATTAAACATCACAAATACACAGAAAGAAAGGGGGACTTTCGCCCCCCCTTGCTTTGCCTTGTGGGCTATCAGGTCGAACCCGGTGACCCATAAACTCCAAGCGGGTCAGAGACACCGAAGGAGTAACGCTCACGAGCCTTGTACCGCACGTTTCCGGTATCGAAATCCCCATCCATGGAAGTCGAGAGCGGGGTACGCACAAAGTGCTTCATACCGTTCGGGACATCCGTGATGAGGAAGAAGGCATTCGTGTCAGTCAGGAAGTGATTGACCGAATAACCCTCCGGAATCGCGCCCATATTTCGGATCGCGTTGATGTCGTTGTCAGCGGTTGCCGTGCGGAGAGTGGTCTCCATCAGGCGCTCTGCCACGAACATCAGGTTTGAGGGAACAACGAGACGACGAGGACGAGCGGCAATCAGAAGCCCACGCTCATCCACATAGTTCGCAATCGCGATGATTGCGTCTTCCAACGAGGTTTCGTTGAGGTCTGCGCCGACCGCCGGACGATTGGCATTGGTGCCACCGTTGACGAGCGGGTGAGCCGTGTTGAACAGCGTGACACCGTCTCCCGATTGGAAGGTGGTGAAGCCGTTGTTCAAAAGGGCCGCAGCCTTAACCTGCTTCGTATTTGCCATACCACGGGCAAGTGCTTTGGTATAACGAGCAGAGAGTTGGTCATAGAGGTTGTCCTCCATGGCTTCCTCAGTGATCGAAAAGCCCATAGCAATCGTTTCGTGGTTGTAACGAGCAGTCCAAGCCTCCTGCGCGTTGTCGTAGGCAATGGCTTGACCTTCCTGTTTGACAGGGGCTGTGCCAAAACCAGACAACTTGACTTCCTCTTCGAAAGCCTTTTCAGAGTTCTCGGTCTCATAAATGAGCGTATGCTCATCTTCGTACTTCTGGTACTCCAAGCCAAAAAGGGCATTAAGCCCCGGCAGGAGTTCCTTCAGCATTTGTGCGCGTGAAATAGCCATTTCTTAGAACTCCTAATTAAGCGGTTACGCTACTGTAATAGCCGTGGGTCAGAACATTAAGTTTGACCAACAACTCACGGTAGATCGTGAAGATGATCGTTGACGATGCCGGAATAGCCGTGACCGAACCCGGCACATCAATGGCCGCGTTGATCGTGACCGAAGTAGCACCCGCAGCGGCAGCAGCCGTTACGAACGAACCCGTCTCAATCACCTGACCATTGCTGGCGTAGTACGCCACGCTAGTTCCCACAGGAATCGCCGCCGGAAGACCCGAACCCGTAAGGGTGATGGTCGTGCTGGAGGACGAACCCGTAGCCGTATACGCAAGAGCCGTCTCCGGGACCACCCCGACACAACGCAACGGCAGAATCGAAGTCACAGGGGTCGCCGTTGGCGCGAGAATCGCGTTTTTGGAGTTGCCTGTGCTAGTGCTGCCAGTGTTGTCGATGCAGGAGAGGTTGGTTCCGACCATCGCGTAAGCGCCAGAAGCCATCACCGTCGTTGCCGAGCAGACCGCCGCCTTGAAGACAGCATCCGGATCGTCAACCACATAGGCCACCGCGTCACCAGCCAAAGTCGAAGCAGGAAAGTATTGGCTGAAACGCTTCGTCTTCGTGACCGGATCAGTATAGGAGCAACCAAAGAAAACACCCGTGATGGCATTCGATGCCGTGGTGGCACCGATTGTTGCACGAGTCACTGAACCTCTAACAACTTTGACGAAATCACCGTAGAAGATGTCCGTTGCAAAGCCGTATTGGATTGGGTACATGCGAGTAGAACCCGCATACACCTGACCGCCGAT